GCAAGGGGAACGTGGCCCAAAGGGTGATAAAGGCGATAAAGGTGATATTGGTAGACAGGGTCCACAGGGAGAGCGTGGAGAGCCAGGAAGGGCAGGAGATGGATACGATAGCCCATCTGGTCAGTACCCTGGCTGGGCCTATTATGCAAATAAAAGTACGCAAACCTACAGGCTAGGTCCAGAAAGAGGAGAAGATGGTTGGGTAAATTTTTTCTTAGATATAGACGAATCAAAAACCATTCAAACTTATTTACCAAATAAATCTGTTTCTTTATTAAACACAACAGCAAATAATATAAATTTAAAAACCTTAAAGGTTGGGGCTAAAGTAGAAATTAGATATGATTTTTCTTTAGAAACCTATACTCCAAATACGGAGGTTTGGATCAGAACTCTTTTACGAGATGAGGACCTGTCACCAATTGGATACGTTGGTTTAGTTAAGTATCAGTACTCATATGACATCTCATATTCTCAAACCATATTTATTAATAGCGATAGAATTAAAAACTATGGTGGACAGCCTCAAATCAGAACTGACAATGAAAGTTCTTTTATTCTAAAAGGCATCTATGTATCAGTGTCTTAGTGGTATAATTAAGCAGGAGGACTAATGGCATTTCCAGGCACATATAATTTTAATTACTACCGTGGTGATAGGTATGAATTTGTAATCCGTCCAAAAACCGCAAACGGTGGGGCTTTTGATTTAACAGGCTACAGTGCAAACTTTTTTGTTGCTAATGCAAGAGGAGAAGGTAAAACTCAGTACGAAATGCAGGCTATTGTTGATGGCTCTGCAGACACCGTAACTTGTACAATTTTGCCAGGTGCAGGAGAAAGCCTAACTGCTGGAAACTATGTTTACGATGTTCAGATTGATTCTGGAGCAACATTAGTCTATACACTTTTGACGGGAACTGTAACAGTAACAGATGATATTACTGGAGCAGATGATTCATAATGGTTGACGTATTACTTAATACCGACGATGTTGTAGTTATAGGACCACCAGAGTCAATTGATCTATTAGTTGATATTGGTCCACAAGGAGTTCGTGGCAGCAAATTTATTGTTGGTTCTGGAGAGCCTAATGCACTAACAGCCAGTGGTGTTTTATTTGGAAATACTTTAATTTTAAATGATATGTACATCAATACAGCCCCAGGAGAAAATTATGGATATATGTACCAATACATTTCTCAGGCTGGTGCAAATACCTGGGTTCAGGTTTTACAAGTAAGTCCAGCAATCTATTCTGCTATAGAAACAATTCCCTTTACATCTGGTGCAGCATCAATTACGATTCCAATATCAAACATAGTAACAGTTAGTGGTTCACCACTTACCGCTTCAAATTTCAATGTTCAATTTAGAATTGAAGGAGCAAATCCAATTGCATCAGCAATGGAGATTCCTGCTTTGGCAGGGGCTGGAACAAACTTAGTAATAAATTTTGACGCAGTTCAATATAGCGGTGGTACTTGGTCAGCACTTACTGGAAGTAAGACTATCCATCTATTTATCTCTATAGTTTAACAAAAATGGTATAATCTTTATAGAGGTGACCACATGGCTGTAGAAAATATAGGAAATTTAGTACCAACAAAAATTCCAGCATTAAGTGATGATGCTAATATTCAGGATGCCCTAAAGGCATATCATTATGGATCTTATGATTTCAATACCGCAGAAACTAATACAGCAAATCTTTTAAATCCATCTATTGCTTATACTATTACTAATTTACAAACTCAAATTAACACAAAGGCTGCCTTAGAAGTTGCAGCAAGAGATAGTTCAAGAGCAACCACAACCGCCCCTACCGCAGCAGCATTTACAGCATTCTCTAATACAATACCAGATGGTTATGTTTGGTTAGATACAGATTCATCAGCAGGAGTTGGATACTATTCGGCAACTTCTGCATATACAACAACTGCTCCATCAACAAATTTAGCAAATGGTCTTATTTGGATTAAAAAAGGTTCAAGCCCACTTGAAATGTATGTTTATAATGGCGATACTAGTACTTTTAATAGGGTGATTTAATGCCAACAGTATTTGATTCAGATGGTAAAGCAGCCTACGTATATAATGCAGCAAATGATACTTGGTATCAGGTTTCTGGAAAGACCGACATTTCTGGAACATTTGAGTGGACTGGACTGCACACACACCTATCTAATTTAATTGCTTCAGAAAATTTTACAGCAAAAAAAGGTACAAATAATTTTCTTAATCCAGCAGCCAGAGATGCAGCAATTCCTTCTCCTACTGCAGGAACTATATGTCTAATAAGACAAAATTCTGGGGGAACAACAATAAATGAAATACAAGTTTATATTGACGGTAGTTGGAGAACAGTTTTGCCATCTCCAGTTGGACAAGGCGGAAAATTTCTAAAAAGTGATGGTACAATATCTACATGGGAACAGGCACCAGATGTCTTAACCCAGGTAATGTTAATGATGGGAGCCTAAGTGGCAACAACTTATAAGGTTTTAGGACAATTAAAACCAACAGCAGCAACAAATACAAGCCTGTATACAGTACCAGCAAGCACTCAAGCAGTTGTATCAAGTTTAGTTGTGTCAAATATAACTAATGATGCCACTACTATAAGTATAGCCGTTCGGCCAGCAGGAGAAACTTTAGCAGACAAACACTATATTGCATATAACAATAACCTTGGTGGTTACAGTACTAGATTTTATACTTTGGGAATTACTTTAGGAGCAACCGATGTTATAACTGTATACGATACTGCTGGCAAGGCAAGTTTTAATTTATTTGGATCGGAGATAGCATAATGGCTGTAGATAATATTTCACACTCACCAGTTAGACATATCGCAAGTTTTGTAACTAGTGGAACTTTTTCAATTCCAGAAGGCGTATCAAAAATTTATGTAACTGTTGAAGGAACCAGAGGTGGCACCCACGGAGGCGGTACTCCTGGCTCAACACATCGTGCTAGTGGGTACGTAGAGGTAATTCCGAATAAAACAGCAATTGTAACAATTGGAGCATCAACATCTGCGTCCAATACAACCGCTGGAACAACAAGTTTTGATGGAGCAATTACAGTTCCTGGATCTGCTAGTAACACCTTTGAGAATAGATATGGTGCTAGTTATGGAACTGGCGCAGCAGCAGCAGCAACATCTGCTACAACATCTCTTCCAACAGGAGCACCAGCAGGTGCAATAGTAAGAGTATCAAGTTTTACAACAGCGACTTATAGCCCAAGCAATGGCGCCACTGGCGTAGTTCACATTTACGGATAAGGATAAAAAATGAAAAGATATGCAGTTATAGGATCAAATAACGTAGTAGAAAATGTCATTATTGCACCTTCTCTATCAGCAGCAGAAGAGTTAACATCGTCTGTATGTATTGATGTTACAAATCAAGCAGTTGGTGTAGGATATATTTATGATAATTCAGAATTTTCTGAAAATCCTGATATTGTTATTGAATAATTAGTCTTACTTAAAGTACCACAGCCTTAATAATTAATAAATCAATATAAAATAACCCCCAAAGGAGAGTATCCGATGGGGGTGTTTTATTAATTAATTTTATTGTTTACATGGATATTTGTTGTACCATTCTTGATATCTTTTTCCATTTACGGAACTCCATGAAGACCAATCTGCTCCACCCTTAGTCATGTGAAGAGCAATTTGAGCATTAACTACTGGGTTTAACAATTCAGCATTTGAGTCTAACTCAAACTTCTCTCTACGATCTGAACCTAATTCTCCAAGCATATTTATTTGAAATACACCATAAGAACTATCTCCAGTCTTTACATTGCCATTAAAGGCAAGAGGACGACCATTAGACTCTGCCTTTGCAATAGCACAAGCAGATCTTAAAGCCTTTCCTTCAAACCCTACAGCCTTTAACATATCCACCAGTTGCCCATCAGTTAAATTATGAGCATTTTCATACTTTTCTAATTTTTTCTCTTTAGAAACCAAAAAGGCCACCTTTTGGGTGGCAGACTTGACGGACTCTTTAATTAGTAAATTATTTTCATTC